GTCTAATTGAGCTGTCAAATTTTCCTAAATCATCCTCCAACACTTTTCCATTATGGTCCGATATAAAATCAGACATGTACTCAGATGTTTGGCCACTAGTAAAAACGATATTACTACCATTTTTCCCGTTCCAACGGCGTTTTAATAGATCTTGTAACGCCATTATCCATGGACCAACCAGGACGATGAATTCAGGTTGAGCACCTTGGATAAGCCTTGGGGCCTTATCTTTGATGCCCAATGGGGATTCATATAAATTATTTTCAACTTTGACAAAAGAGCTGCGGGTGGTCCACCGGTAAAGCTCACTCTTAGTCAAAATCGAATTCTCATCATAACCATCTCGGATCATATTATTATAAGTTCTAAGCAACACTCGTTTGACGGACGGTGAAGCGTTTGAACGCCGGAGGTATTCAGAAAAAGGAACACTAACAACTTTGTGCATCCTGGGAAACAACTTACTAAAATTAATTTTCGCCCAGTGTATACACTGGCTTAAATTATCATCAGGTTTATCTGTTTCGGATAATACACGAGCTAAAAGTGCCTGCTCTTCATTATGTAGATTACTAGCAAATGCAATAGGTGCATACTGTTCTGAGCCAAAACCCAATACTGAAACACCACCCTTGCACTCGCAAGCATCCTTATTGGCCTGAGCAGGTCGGGCTCTACCCTCAACGAAACGTATAGAAGCACTCTTACCATTGCGACCAGCTTTTAAAACTTTTGGTCGAGGCAAATGAGCACAATTACGCAGAGGTAAAATAGTCTCTCCTCCCATTACCATTCAGTGCGTGCGCCAAAGCATTCAACTCATCAGTAGTTATGAACCAATCATAAACTGAATCTGAGATAACTGCAATAGCGCCAATAACACTGGAAAACAAGCCTGAACAACTATGAACCAAATATGGAACAAAGTTGTTAGGCAAGTTGGTAAAGAAAAGATCGACACGACTTTCCAGAAACAAGTAACACTTGCTGGTAGTCGAAAAACTTGGTGTGTCAAACCAAGGAAAATAAAAGATAATGGCACTCCACACAGAACTGATGAAATCAGTTTGTTGTGGTCGCACATAATCATAAAATTTGTTGAAACTTAAACTAGCATCACTAACAAACTCACTTGTACGCCAATAAGCGTATTCGGGGTTGCTCATATGGCAACCAACGAACTTAGGAACAGTCACATCAACAAACCGGCGACTTAATAAATAAACCGACTGTTCATGGATTTCCAAACAATTGAGGTGATTGTTGAGTGGTGATTCACCGAGAAACCAAGCACTCATACCAACAGGCATGAGATGCAAAAAAGTAGATGTAACAGAAAAGGCGCCTGTTAAAGCACCAACACTAGCCACACCAACTTTCATAGCTCCAAGCAAACCGAAGTTAAAGCCCA